AGCAAAGATACAGATGGGTATTGGAGTATTTATCAAGCACCTGTAGAAGGTGCAGAACCACTCTACACCCATCCAGCAGACCTAACAGATGAGGAAATATTGAAAATGGCAGCAAATACATTTCATTATTCTGAATACAAGTTGGTGATTGATTTTGCTAGAGCAATACTAAGAAAGGCACAAGAGAAATGACAACATTTACAACAGAAGATCGCATAGCCGTTGAACCAATACCATTTGCTGGGCTTGTGGACCTAACCGTAAAACAAGGCACAAATGAATGGCATCAAATGCGCCTTGGAAAAGTAACGGCCTCTAGGGTTGCCGACATACTCTCAAAGACAAAGACAGGGCCTTCAGTTAGTCGAGTTAACTACCTGATTGAGCTTGCCTTACAACGAGTTACAAAGGCCCTAGAGCCATCTTACACCAACGCATCAATGGAATGGGGAACTTTAACTGAACCGCAAGCGAGGGTAGCTTATGAAGTTGCAACTGGTAATTTTGTCGATCAAATCCCTTTTGTCGATCATCCTAAAATTAAGTGGTTTGGTTGTTCTCCTGATGGCCTGGTTGGGGACGATGGACTTATTGAAATTAAATGTCCTAACTCTCCTACACATTGGTCCTATATAAAGGCAGACGAGCCACCAAATAAATACATAATACAAATGCAAGCGCAAATGGCGGTTACAGGACGTAAATGGTGCGACTTTGTATCGTTTGATCCTAGAATGCCTGAACGCAGCCAGTTGTTTATAAAGCGTATTCCAAGGGATGCAGAGTTTATTCTTTTTATGGAAGCTGAAATTAATAGTTTTTTAAGTGAAGTTGAGGAGGAAGTAAATTTAATGGAGAGCAAAAATGCTTAAGGAAATAAAACTAATCTATTCATGCAATATTGCTGGATATAACACTCATCTTATTGATAAAGCAGAGCTTACAAACTGGTTAAATGGCCAGTTAAAAGCATATGTTGGAGCAAAAGATATCGGAATTATGGGTAATTCACAACTAGAAACTACGGAAGAGGAATAAAAATGTCAGTTAAATACTTTGTAAAAGCAGCGGTTTCGGAATATACCGATAAAGAAGGTAAATCTAAAAAGAAATACCAGTCTATTGGTGTAGTTATGGAAACCAAGCATGGGCTAATGTTAAAAATAGAAACCATTCCTGTGTTTGCTATGAAAGAAGGTTCAATTTTTGCTTACTTAAACGAGCCTGAAGATAAACCTCAAGGACATTCTGCGCCACAGAATTTAAGCCAACTTGAAGAAGATATTCCGTTTTAAGGAGTTGCTATGCTAAGAAAGGAAATATTTAAGGAGCGGTTTCCTGATGCTCCTGAAGATGGAACGGCCCAAAAGTTATGGGAGATGGCTTGGAATGAGGCTATAAAGACTGCAATTAAGCACATTGACATTTATACAACCTTAGATCAAGCTACAGCCAGGGCCTATGCGATGAATATTATGGACGAACTGGAGGGGCTTGCATGAGTGATTTTATTTGGACCGCATCAGGAACAGATATTACTGAAAGGTGGAGGTTGAAATATGGCTGGATTCCACCCTCAGAATTGCCTGAATACCATGAAAAATGGAAGCACTATCAAGAACTGCCTCTACGCAAACTTGACGATCAAGCCAAGAAGCAATATGAGGCAGCAATGAAAAAGGCTAAGGTAAACAGAATTACTTAGTATTTCCGCATATTTGGAAGAGGCGCTTCTGCTTGGCTTTTGCCTTCAGGATGCGCTTTTTCCATTGGGAGGCTCATGTGTTTATCTAGTTTGGCTTCCAAACGCTTTAATTCATGCTCTGTGGCCTTTTCATGCTCTCGCTCTACCACATAGTGGCCTTTAATTTTTCCAGCGCTTGCAGCGCCTGTAATCTTAAAATTGTCTGCTTTCATTTTATGCTCCTAAAATATCCATTGCTTTGTGAATTGCGGAAATACGGTGATCTATACCTAGTGTGCCACCATTGATACGTTTTGTCATTGTTGTGTAATCTTCGGCATCGGCAAGTGCATTTAGGCCCTTTTTATTCCAAAACCAGCCAGCGGACATAACAGCATTTTCAGGCTGTAGTAGTAATTCAGGTGTATCGGTTAGTGGACGATTAATTGCATCACCACATACAGTGTAGTTGCTACGACCAGTAAGTTGAATAATTCCTCGTCCATGAAATTTCCATCCATCCCCATCTTGGGTATTGCCTAAATCTGCTCTACCGCCATAAACCTTATTAGCTATCTTTTCAGGATTGTTTTCATACTTTTCAGCAGTATCCATATCAGGGAAACGGCTGGGCCAAACTCTCATTAAAGCAGCAGCGGAATAGTGAAGATTCTCTTCTAGAGTTTTAAAGTTATTAGACTCATGCTGGCATTGTCCAATAAAGGCAGCCTGGCGCTTTGGTGTATTAATTTCGTATTTATCAAAGGTTGCATTTAAAGGTTCTAGCCATTTAGCGTCAATACCTAATGCTGTTAGTTGTTCATTTGTCATTTAAGCCTACTTGTTGGTTTATCCAATCTTGTAAAGATTCTAGTTGCTGGGTTGTTTGGGCGCATTGCTCGGCAACAGATAATAAGTTATGGGTTTGACCATTAATTGTGATGGTGGCTGTGCCATTGGGGGGCATTGCACCGCCACTGGTGTCGAGCATCCTGCCATAAAAAGCATGGATGTTATTGATGTTATCTTGATAAGATTTTGAAACATTTTCATTAATTATCTCCTGTTCTTTTGCCTTGGCTTTGTTTTCTGCAATCTGTCTTTCTCCTGCTGCCACAACCTCAGTTTTATATTCAGCATATCGTAAATGCTCAACATAAAACCCAGCACTAAAACCACCAAAAACCAAAGCCAAATAAATGTAGACTTGTCCACCTAGACCGCCTAATAGATTAAATAAAAAACTCATTGTGGGTCAGGCTCCGATCCTGATAATTGTTTTCCTGCAACAGATGCAGCGCCTGAACCTGAAATGATTCCAAGCGCACCAGCTAACTCTGTCAGACTAATTTCCTTGCCAGCATATATTAAATATATAGCTGAACCACCCACTAAAAAGAAACCAAGCATCCAAGCCCAACGAGCTATGCAGTGGGTTTGATTATCTTTTCCAGTAAGTATATGAGTCATTATTTCGTTCATTTAATACCCCATGTTAAATACCAGGCTATTACAGCCGCTAAAGCAAAACAATAAAACTGCACCTTGCGAACTTCTCTTAAATCATGCTGAAACGCTTCATTTGCAGCACGTTCCAAGTTTTCAATATCTAATTTAATCTTCAAAACAGCATCCCATTCTTTAGCGCCATATTTCTTTACAAAGTCTATTTTTAACTTTGCCTCCTCATCGGAGATTTGCTTCTTTCGCTTCCAATCTTCTAGCGCTTTAATCAACGCTGTTTGCTTCTTAAATTCTGCTTCTTTTAAGGCTCTGCGCCTTTCATTTGCCCTTTTTTGCGCTAAATCTACACCGTCCTGTTGAATATCCTCAATGCTTTTAGATAACTTCTTGCTGGCTTCTCGACTTGCATCAAGACTTCCGCTAAGAGATTGCACCCCTTGCGAGATACCAAATGGGTCGGACATGGTTCATTTTTGCGTAAAGTAATGTATCAAAAAACCAACAAAACTGGAAACAGCAGAAATCACCATCATGCCAGCCCACAGGCCACCTTTGGATTTATTAGCAAGACTTAATAATTCTTTTACGTCTGCTCTTAGCTCGGATACTTCATGCTCCATAGCTTCAACTTTTTGCCACATTACACCAACTTTAACTGGATCAATATCAGACATAATTTCACCTTATGTCTTTTGTATAAATGCTAAAGCATAATAAAGTGGATTATTTGTGCCACCTGATGTAACTGTTGTGTTATTAGTAAAACCACCGTTTGAGGCTACTGAATAAGAGTTTCCAGCGCCAACTATAAAATGGTCTCTTAGATCGGCTGTGCCGTTAGAACCATTACATAAAACATAGCCACTAGGAATAGAACCAATAGAACCTGACCACATAATAATTGCGCCTGATGGAACTGTTGTGCCACTTGAGGTAGCGTTTTGAATTCCATAAAGGTTGTCATAAGTTTGAATGGTGTTATTACTAGAATCAGTCAAAACAATCTTGTAGTTATATCCTGAAGTAAACCAGATCTCTACTTGGGGCCTGCCATCTGTGCCTAATACAATAGGGTTGGTGTTAGGATAAGCGCCATTACTATCAGAATAAGTGGTCAAAGGAGTTGTTGAACCAGCCTGGTATGTGTATAAATAACCGCCAGCTAATGGCAAGCCTGTGGTGGTAAAAAACTGAAATCCGTTACCAATAGGAGATAGTAAGACTGACATAGTTATTCCTTGCCATAATTTATGAATTGATTGATTTTATTTATTTTTTGCTTAGTTTGGTGTTTTTTAACAAGATGCTTGCCAATCATTACTGCTGGAACTGGAACTCCAGTTGTTGCACCTTGCACAGCCATCTCACCCAAAGCAGCCAATAAAGTTGATGTTGTTCCTGAAGTATTTACAGCACCTTGTGGGGCTGTTTGTAAATCTTTAGTAACTTCATTTAAAGTTCTGTAATATTCAGCGCCTTTTTTGCCAAATATATATTCTAGTTTTCCGCTTTTGTCGAGGTTAACAATGATTTTATCAAGAGCGGCAGTAGAAACATAAGGCTTACCATTAATATCTCGCCCAACACCTTTAGTAGCTTCATCTCTAATCCTTTCAGCAACAGCGCCACGCAACTCGTTGATCATTTTTTGACCCTCAGGAATGCGTTCTAAGGATGTAAATAATTGTTTTACATCAGAAGTTGGGCCTTTAAACATGGCTCGATCTATTACGTTCTCTATAGCAACTGACCTTTGCTTTGTTTTTGGATTAATAGCCACAATATCTCGGATTACAGGAGTATTCTCAAACTCCTTCATATAAGCGGTATTGATTGCTCTTGCGTTTTTATAAAGATCGCCACCTTTGTTTTCGGTTAGCTTGTCAATTAGCTTAACAACTTCTTTACCATAATGAGCATTTGGGCCACCTTGCTGTGCTAGGTTGCCTGTCATTTTGCGAATCTCTTCCAAATCATTAATAGAAATTTGACCGCCTTTTTGTAGCGTTTCTAATTTCTTTTCAACGGAAGTCAAAACTGGAGCGTTGATTGCCTCAGCTTCATGGTTTTTTAAGTATTTTTGCAAAGCGTCAATTTGAATAGGTTCACTCATGTGTCCTGCTTCTCTTGCCGCTGTATAAGCTGGTTCTATTTGTTTGTAGCGTCTTTCTTTTTCAGCGCTTACAACTTTATCTAGCATAGAGCCAAGTTCAGGCGCACCAACACCAGCATGTTCTGCGCCTGTCATTTCAATTAGCTGGTTTAAATTGTCCTGAATCTTTTGGTTTTGGATTGCATAGTGTTCTTGCAAAGGCTGGCCCAAAACTGGATCTTTAGCTGTTTCTCTAGCAAATTGAACATCGCCAAATTTACGAGTTGCCTGATCCTTAGAAAGCTCAATTGGAATAGGCAGTTCTTTTGCTCTTTCAATTCGGTTTCTAATAACAGGAACTTCGGCAGCGCCAACACCAGCAAGCGCTGGTTCTTGTTTGCCAAATTGTTCAGCTACGGTTTTTATAACAGGCTTAGCAGCCTCAGCAGCAGTTTCCACACCTTTTGCAACCACCTTTTTAGATGCGTTACCAGGTATTAAAGCTAACTCAGGATCGTAAATAGTGCCTTTAATAGTTTCACCAATTAAACGTCCAGGATGCTCAACAACTTCTGTTCCAATAGCTTTAGCGGTTTCAATTGGGTGTTGAATAATTTGTTTAACACCGCCAACCAAACCTTTGCCTTTTTCTATTAGCTTTTCTTGGGCTGCTTTTTTATCTTCTTCTGTAAAGCCAGGCAAACCAAGACTTGAGGCTGTGTATTCAATTGCAGGGGCTAGAATAGATTCTTTTTTGAAACCCTCTAAGGACATTTCACTTAAAGGCTTTTTAAGTTCAGCCATAAAACCTTTAGGCTGTTCTTTTTTCTTTTCAGTTGTTGTGCCACCTAAAATTAAATCACTTACTTC